CCAAACACAGAATCTCAATTTAGGTACAAGTAAAACTCTTTCAGTTTTCCATAATTTCCTTCCCACAACACATATTAATAATTATAATGAAGATGGTTTCACAACTCCTTCCCTCCGTAATGCTAATGGTGGAGCTTATGACCAAGATGCTGAAATTAAAGAAGTTTCATTTAGCAAAGGTGGTATTTTGTTCCCAATTGAGAACATGGTAGATGTAGAGTTTCCATCCAGACAGAATGAAGATAGACCTTTAGCAGAATTAGAAACCAATTTCATTAATGCTATTAAACCATATAAACTCATGAATCATTCAGTTATATCACTTAATACACAGAATAAACTTTCTACTGATTTGAATGTAGATGGTGGAGATGCATATTCAGGAACTCAAGCTGACCCAGCCCAAGTTTTTGGTGTTGGTGTTTCTACTGACCCTTATAAAGTTGGTGTTGATTATTCCCAAACTAATTACTCACTCCGTATTAAGAGTGAATTAGATGGACAGAGTCCTAATAGTGTTTTTAGTTATGTATTAGCCCAAAATACTCTCCAATATTCTCCACAGGGTATTATGATTTCTTCTTAAGGACACTTTTGGAAATTAAATATATAAGAATATTTTAGCCAATTTTGTCCATTTTTTTATTTTCTATTTATTGTTCAAAATTATTAATATTAAGTTTATTAATAATTTTTTTTTCAAAAAAAAAATCTTATGTAATTATAAAAGATGAGTTCAAGTAATCAAGCTTTACCAAGTGCTTTAAAAGTTGCTCCCCTCCCAACAATTTCAACTATGAATATAGAAACCTCTATATTAGACCCCATTACTATTACCCAGCAATCCTGCCGTTTTGTTTTAGAAAGAAAAGGTATTTTGGATGTTGGCTCCGCTGTTCAGCTTTCAGTTCATCCAGTTGCAGCTGGAGATGATAAATGTTTCCTTCCTTTTAGGACTGGTATTTCTGCTGCTATTAGCCGTGCCGTTCTCCGTATAGGTACTACTGCTGTAGCCACCAGCGATGAGTTTGGTAAATATCACACAATCAAAAGACAATTTAAGACTAATGAGGAAAAACAGCTAAAGGATTTTACCACTAAAGGAACTATTGATGGAATGGAGGGTGATAATTCTGGTGATGGATTTTACCAGCCATGTAATATTGACTGGAGTGGTGGTGCTAAAGTTGGTGTAGTTCCTTCAATAATTAAATTGCGAACAAGTGAAGTAGAATGCCCAGTATTTACAATTAAATTAAGTGAATTATTCCCTATGATGAGAAATGTTATGCTTCCTCTTTATCTTATCCATGAACCAGTTTCTATTGAACTTACATGGAGCCGTCAAGGTGCTGCTGCTGGAGATGTAGGTAATATTGCCTGTTTCCAAGATGGTTATGCAGATGATACATCCATTAGTATTGGACAGACAAATGTTAAGTTCCTTGCTGATTATCTTACTTATACAGATGATAGAATGGAAGAAACTGCTAAACTTGTTATGAGTGATACAGGAATGGTCATGCCTTATGAAGACCTTATCCTTACCAGTACTTCCCATCCTGCCGCAAATCCAGCCCCAGCAGGAGCCCAAGTCTTTCCCCAGAGTGTTAATCGTGAATTAGGTTTATCAGGAAAGGTTGTTAGGTCAATTGTAGGTATGGATTCTAAAACCCAGACTAATGTTGTTTTAGGTAAATATTCTTCACATGGTTATAATGTTGCTGACCAGTATAATGTTAGAATTAATGATAAACTTAAGTATAATAGACCAGTCCAGAGGGAAGCTTACAAGCAGTCCCAGTTGGCTCAAGTATTTAATACTGATTTAAATGTTCTTAATTGTGAGTTTTCTACTGACCAACTTACAGATAAACAAACAGCAAATCATCCAATTGCTAATCAAATGATTACTGATGCAACTATAGAAGGACTTACTATTCGTGGAGAAATGGAAGGACACCAGCATTTCTTTGGTATTGACCTTACCACTTCACCTTATAATGTTATGGGTGTTGGTACTGAAGTTGGACAGAAACCAATTAGTATAGATAGAACCATTAATAGAACTGCTGAAAATAATGCTGAACGATTTAATAGTTATTGGGCTGTTGTAGAAAAACAGATGATTTTACAGGGTGGTCAGGTCCGTGTAAGTGCTTAAGAAAAAATTAATTTAAAGAATTAATCATTTAATAAATAAAAAATTGATTTAAAAAAAAAATCTTTATATATATAAAAGGATGCCCAGAAAATCAGGAAGTAAGAATATCAACAACTATCATTACAAAGTTAGTTTGTATGATGACCATGAAAAAACCAATTTAATTGAATCTAATTATTTTACAACACAGCAAGAGATAAAAGATAAATATGGACTTAATCGTTCAGCTATTTACTTTATCGTCAATCCAGATTCTTCAAGAATCAAGAAATATAAAGAGTATCATATTGAAAAATTGACTCCTCCCATTCCAATTTATAAATATGAAAGAGTTGTAAATACACCACAAACAATTCCAGTTTAATTTTTATGATTTTTAATTAAAAATATAATATAATATCAAATGGATATTATATTATTTTTTGCTTGTTTAGGTATGTCCTATATGATATTTGATATTGGATATAATTGCATTTGGAAAAAGATATTTTGTAAATAATATCTTTGTTTATAATAAAAGATGTTTAGTTGTGTTTTTTGTGAGGAAGAATATGCATTAATTACTAATTTATGTGAAAAATGTAGGAGATTGAAACATTTGAAAAAGATATATGGTGATAGATTTAATGAAGTTTTAGAACATGTATTAGTAAGAAATGAAGAAGGAATGAATAATAAAGAAAAACAAGAAATTACAAAAGAAAAGGAAAAGATTGAATATAATTTGAGAAACAAAGATAAGAAATAAAATCTTTAGTAATTATAAAAAGATGACTACTAAAGATGTATCATTAACACACTTACGAAAATTAGCAAGTAAAATGAATAAAGAAGATAAAATAGTTGGTGTTTGGAAAATGTCCAAAGCTGATTTAAAAGACAAAATTGGAAAACTAAAATATGAGATTAAACATAACGAAAAATCTAATAAATATGAATTAAGACCAAAAGTACAAATGAATAGGAGGAGGGTTATTAAAATATAGGTTGGTTCTCTTTTTTACATAACTGGACACTTCTGGTAATATTATATAAGAAAATATTTTAGCTAATTTAGTCCTTTTTTAATTTACCCAGAATCAAACTGCAACCTTCACTAACTTTTTTAGTTCTAAAAGAACCTTTTATGAATCTTGTTGGTGCCTTCTGTCTGGCTCTCCAAAAATTAACTGATTGTCCAGCTTTATATTGAGTCATATTTTTACCTCTGTATTTAGGATTAAATCCTAAAGATTTTACTTTTTTCTCTGCTGATGCTAAAGTAGGATATTTACTTTTTTCCAATCTAACTGATTGAACTTCCATTTATAATTACATAAGATATTTAATAATAAAATAAAATCTATTCTATTATTAAAATGGTTAAACTATATGAACCTTTTGTAAGTAAAGTTAAAAACAAAAAATATGATGTCTATGTTAAAGCCGACAACAAAAAAGGCTATAAAAAAGTATCATTTGGAGATTCCAGATATGGTCAGTACAAAGATACTACTAAATTAAAACATTACTCCAAATTAGACCATGGAGATAAAAAGAGAAGAGATGCATATTATTCCAGACATGGAAAAACAGCTGTAAAAGATTCTCCCAAATACTTTAGTCATAAATATTTATGGTAATTAATCAAAATCAACAATTAAAGGATTATATGGAGGTTCCCTTGGGGATTCTTCAGTTATTTCTATTTCTACACTTTCTTTATTAAAAGTGCAGTGCCCTGTCCTATGTTCAATTCCATTACCAACTTTTCCACCATAACTTCCATGTCTATGGATATTTGGTTTTGCGGTTTTGTATGGTTTCCCATTTTTCATGAAGGGAGAACCCTTAATACCTTTTCCTACTTTCCAGCAGAACGGACATTCATAGGCTAT